GCCGAAGCGCGCCCGCCCAACGGTGAACGGTGATCCGGTCGTGGGTGGCGGAGGGGCCTTGATCTATCAGAAGCCCGGCTCACTGACGGTCAAGACCAACGCTGGCAACAACGACTTGCTCATCTTGGAGGAGTTCTGATGATTGAGGATATCGGCCAGGTCGATCACTCGTTCTTCCGCACCGAGGCGCGTGACAACGGCTCACTCACTCTCACCGCCATCGGTGCGACCATCGACCACGGCGATGCGGAGGACATCACGGGCTTCGTGATGGCCTACCTCGATGACGAAACCGAGGTCGATCCGATCAACGCGCCTGGCGTCACCATGCAGATGCTCCTCGTCGGCGGCGAGATGGAGTGGACGAGCGAAGGCATCATCACCTTGCTGCTCACCGACGACGCCGACAACCCGCTCAAGCAGGCCGTCCTGCAGCAGTTTCTCACGCTGTCGATGATCTCTGGCCGCTTCCGCCCCGACGAGGACACGCAGAAGCACATCTACGCCGACGCGACCACGGGCGACGCCGCAGCGAATCCGACGTGTCCGGCACTCTGGTGGGATGCGCTGGACGCTGCGGTCCTCTCGGTCCTCGCCGATTCGGAGTGGAACACGACCTACGCCCCCGGCGGGGGTGCCCCGTGGACCGCCTCGGAGGCCCACTTCATCGAATGGGTCACGCGGTACTCGGGCGGCGAGTTCATCCCGATGATGTCCTAGTCTTGGGAGGAGGAGGTCAACGTGGCCATCTGCTGCCCCAAGTCCATCAAGGCATGCGCCCTTCGCATCACGCGGCTCGGGCGCTCCAACGCGCCCCTGGACCCACTCACGCCGAATAGCCGCATCCAGACGGCCGGGTTCATGCAGATGACCCTCAACCCCGACATCGAGACGGGCGAGCGCACCGACATCGCCTCGCAGTGCGGGACCACCTGCATCACCCACAACGACTGCGATGAGGTCAGGGGCTTCGATGTCGAGTTGAAGTTGTGCGGCGTTCCCCTCACCGTCTTGGAGATGCTGACGGGGACCACCCTGCTCGCCGACGCTGAGGGCAACTTCCTCGGCGGCGCCATTCGGGAGGGGCGTAGCGAGCAGTGCTCTGACGCCAAGATGATCGAGTTGTGGACCAAGAACGCCGACAAGGGTTCTTGCGATGTCGATGGCGTCCCCACCAACCTCTGGATTCATTGGGTGTTCCCGCGCACCACCAAGTGGGAAATCAGCGGGAGTCTGGACTTCTCCAACGGCCCGTTGGAGTTCACCCTGTCGGCCTACGCCGAGAACAACCCGAACTTCTACCCCTCGTTCCCTGGTCCCGCCTTCGAGTCCTACGTCCCTGGCGGTGGCGATCCGGCTGGCCTCCCGGCTGGTGCCCCCCCGCCCGTGCTGCCTGACGGCATCCTGGCTGACCCTTGGACCACCGATGACCGCGATGTGATCCAAGAGTCCGGCCCCATCGCGTGGAAGTGTGTGGACTCCCTGCCCTCGCCCATCAGTGATTGCGACTACATGCCTTACGAGTCCACCGCGTGCGACCCGGACTCGTTCTCCGACGACTTCGCTGGGGCCGGTCCCCTTGAGGCTCCCTGGCAACTCTGGGATTTCGAGAGCGGGGGAGGGAACTGATGACAACCCTTCCTGTCCGCACCGGCAACGGCGACATCGTTTCCAACAACCAAGATTCGCAGGCAGCACTCGTACCAATCCTGACCGAGTGTTGCGAGGAAACGTGCCAGACCATCACGGCCACGGGCACCGTCAATATCGCGGAGGAGCAATACACCTACGGGTACTACTACTCCACCTTCAACTTCTGGTATTCGCCAGCCATCGCTTTCATCATGCCCAACGGCGGGTACTTCTCGGTCAACATCTCCTACTTCGCCGGGGGCTACAACCAGCAGCCTGGCTACACCTCCTATTCGGAGGTGTTCATCAACTACTACTACATCGACTCCAATGGGGGCGAGTACCAGGGGAGCGAGTCCTTCGACGGGGCCGTCCTGGCTGACGACGACACTTGGGAGATCAGACTCAGTTGGTGCGAGGACTGCACGGTCCTCTGCGAGACAGACATCAACGGCTCCCCTTTCTCCAAGGTGGACATCACCAACGTCTGCGGCATCGCCGGGCCGCTTGAGTGCAACTTCGATCTCTCCTGCCGACCGACGACCGAGTTCTCTGGGGCCACTCTCCTGACCGGCGTCCCCATGACGATCACGGTGACTGACATCGGTGGAGGGATCTACGAGATCAATCTGGATGACGACGCCCCCACCGGAACTGTGGCCGACCCCGCTAGTGCTCCGGGGTTCTCCTCGGGCGCCCTGTTCGCGTGCTCCAATGACTGCCTGCCCAACGGTTACTCCCCGATGTGGTTCCTAGACGCCCTTGAAGGTGTCACCCCCTACACCATCCCGATCATCGACAACCTGTTCTTCCAAGGTCCCTCGGGGGCTGGCACCGAGATCACCTACCGGCTCGACCCCGCTCAATGGGCAGGTGACTGCTCGGCCGACTTTCTGCAGGCCATCGCTGATGCTGGCGCTTTCTTCGCTGCCTGGGTCGTGACCTACGGAAGCGGTACTCCCGTAATGATCGAGAACGCCTCGATCGACGCCCTGCAGTGCACTGACCGCTGGAACCAACTCTTGCCGGTTGCCACCCTCATCCCGGCTGCTGCCGGGTTCATCGTGCCTCAGTCATCCGACTACAACCCGGAGCCGGGTTTCTCCAATATCGAGTCGTTCGACATGGACTGTGGGTCACTCACTCCTGGCGGGGCGCTCATCGAGTTGCAAGGAGTCGGGCAGGGCTGATGGAACCCGTAGTCATTCCTCCGTCCAAGAAGTTGCCGACTCCGCCGCGGCGTAGGCGGCTGACCGAGCGCATGGAAGGCGCTGACCTCATTGTGGTCGGACCGCCCTCAAGTGGGACCCGGCTGGCCCGCCGCCTCATGGCGGAGTCCGGCCTTGACGCAATCCATGATCGTTCACATGGCAAGACGGACGCACCTCTCACTAAGGTCGTCCGTATCCATCGCGACCGCGACGCTCGCATCGCTTCGGTCCTTGCCCGTGATGACATGCCTATGTTCTCCGCCATCGTGACTCAGGAACAGGCTGAGACGTTCGTGGATACCACCGAAGCGACGGTCGCCGACAAGTACCCCACGCGACCTGCCCTCTCCTACGAGGCACTCGTGGCCGACCGCGATGCAGAGTTGGACCGGGTTGCTGACGCGTTGGGTATCCCTCGCTGGGAATCTACGATCGAGGTAACCGACGAGAACTCGAAGTACCTAGGAGACTGATGGAGCGCAGCGAGGTCGAGGCCGCCCTGAGGGCCAACGAGGGTGGGACCATTGCCGTCCTGCTGGCCAATCGGACCGGCCATCCCGAGAAGTTCCACGTCTCGGGTGTGGTTCCTGAGTGCTGGATCGACCTCGACGGGAACGCCCGCTACTCGGTAAACCTTAGTCCGAACCCAGAATCGACTATCGTGGAGGTGCGTCGGGAAAGTCAGGACGGAGAACTCCTGGCCTACCGCCACCTCGACACCCAAGAGGACAACACCGATGGCTCGTGAAGCAACCGAACAGGAGATCCGAGACTTCATCGCGGCACCCCAAGAGGGGCTGCGAGAAGGCTGGGTCACCAAGGCTCTCGATGCTGCCACCGAGACGCGTCTCTGGGTGAACACTGAGGGTCCCCAGATCGTGGGCATTCTCGTGCTCGGCAACTTCGCCGATGCCGACCCCGCCGGTTGGTGGGTTGCCTACATGTGGGGCGACCCCGGTCACCCCGGCACGTCCCCATGGGAGATGACCGAGCAGGCCATCGTGGACCTGGGTGCCGAGGGCCACATCTTCACGATCGATTGCCCTTGCGCCGAAGGATTGTGCACCGCTCCCTGGTTCACCAGCAGCGATGACCCCGTGGCCCCACCCGGCCCTGGCACCTACGGCTACTTCCCTGCATCGCGTCCCTTCCGCCTCCTGGGCGAAGGCCAGACCCAGGGCGGCACCTTCTACTGCACCAAGGCAGTCAACACTGGTTGGGAGCCATCCTGATGGGACGATTCAGTCGCTACCCAGCAATCAATCGCGATCCGGTGGAGGAGGAGCCTGTTGCGGCTCCCGCTCCCCCGGTCACCGAACCTGAGGTCGAGGTCCCCGAGGCCCCCGAGGTTGAGGAGGTCGTCGTTGACGACACTCCCGCCGAGGAGGAAGTCGTGGCCCCCGAGTTCAGTGAGGACATCGATGGTCAGACGACCAAAGAGGTCCTCAGGTGGGTCGGAGACGACTCAGAACGCCGCGCCTACGCCCTCGCTCGCGAGGAATCAGGCAAGGCGCGCAAGACGCTACTTCGCAAGTTGCGAGGAGCATAGACACACCCGCAAGGGCCGCCGACCTACAATGGCGGTGATCGGTCAAGCCACAGGAGGCAAGACACATGGCAATCTGCTGCCCCAAGTCCATCAAGGCGTGTGCCATGCGTATCACGCGCCAGAGCGAGTGCGACATCGCACTCGATCCGTTGGTCCCCAACAGCCGCATCCAGACCGCTGGGTTCATGGAACTCAACCTGTCACCGGATGTCGAGGCTGGTGAGGACATCACCACGAAGAACGGTTGCGGCGACATCTGCATCCGCGACAAGGACTGCGACCGCCTCAAGGGGTTCGAGGTCGAACTCAAGTTGTGCGGCGTCCCTCTCCCCGTGATCGAGATGCTCACGGGTGCGACCCTGCTCGATGACGGCTCCGGCAACATGACCGGCGCTGTGATGCGGGAGTCCAAGGACGCGGCGTGCGAGCCTTCCAAGGCCGTGGAGTTCTGGTCCAAGAACGCCGACAAGGGTGTCTGCTCCGTGGACGGAACCACCCAGAACCTCTACATCCAGTGGGTTCTGCCTCGGGTGATCAATTGGGAGATCAGTGGTGGACTCAACTTCACCACCGGCCCTCTTGAGGTCACCCTCATGGGCTACGCGGAGAACAACCCGCTGTGGTTCCCGTCCTACCCCGGACCGGACTTCCCGTCCTACGTCCTCCCGTCGCCCCCGGCCGCTCCCGACACCCCGTCGGCTGGCGACCCCACGGGCGTCCCCATCGGCCCGCCGCCCCCGGTTCTGCCGCCGGGCGTCATCGCCGACCCTTGGACCCTGGCCGATCAGGCTGCGATCCAGGCGGGCGGTCCCCTGGCTTGGAAGTGCGTCGGTGCTCTGCCGGACCCGATCGATGACTGCGGCTACGTCCCGGTCACGGCGGCCTCCTCCTGAGCCAACCCTGACGCAAGACCGATCCTGTTGGACCCCCCGCTTCGCTACGTTGCGGGGGGTCCTTCGCGTTATCGTGTGGGATGGGCAAGTGGGAGCATTCGATCTCAGGGGTAGACGAGGACAGCAGGACGGGGGTCTGTTCGTCTTGTGGTGAGGTTGAAGTTCGGTTCAGGAGTTACGGCGGGGACCGAGGGGGTGTTTGGCGATGTGCCGAGGTCCTACGCCAACGCAAGCGGGCCTACAAGAGTAGGCGTCGCCACGGCCTGGACATCCAGGCCACCCTGGTCGCCCAAGATGGAAAGTGCGCCATCTGCGATTCCCCCTTCGGGGATGACCCTCCGAATGTTGATCACTGTCACGTCACCGGCCGAGGTCGGGGACTGCTCTGCCGGAATTGCAATCTTGGACTTGGGTTCTTCAAGGACTCAATTCCCTCACTGGAACGAGCGATCTCCTACTTGGGCACCCCCTAGGTCTTTCGCGTCTCGAATTACCTCTTGCCCTCCCGTCACGCCCCTGGTGTACGATCATGTCCATGTCGGACCGAGTGCTGTTGCTCAACGCAACCTATGAGCCGATCTGCGCGGTCACCCTCAAGCGCGCCGTCGTGCTGGTCTTGGCTGAGAAGGCCGAGGTCATCACTGCGCGCGATGGACAGGAGTTCCGTTCGGAATCCCTGGCTCTGCCCGTCCCTGCCGTCATTCGGCTCGTGCGGTTCGTCGCCATCCCGCGCTTCCGTAAGGCGTACCTCACCCGCAAGACCATCTTGAAGCGGGACGACTACGAGTGCTGCTTCTGTGGCGGCAAGGCCGACACGATGGACCACCTCATTCCTCGTAGCCGTGGTGGACAGCACTCGTGGAAGAACATCGTCGCGTGCTGCTACGACTGTAACCAGACCAAGGACGACCGCACCCCCGACGAAATGGGTTGGAAGATGCGGTTCAAGCCCACCGAGCCAGAAGGGATGCGGCGCATGGTGCTCGTCATCGGCGCCATGGACCCCTCCTGGGAGGAGTGGATCGCGGTAGCCTGAGGCTGCTGCACCTTAGGACCTCGGGCGGAACCTGGGGCCTCAAGAGGGGCGTTCCTTCGGGGGCGCCCCTCTTGCGCGTCACACCCTAGTGGTACAATAGATGTACGACATGACAACGAAAGGGGTTCATCACCATGGCCAGACCACGGGACAGCCAACGCGAGAAGGTCTACCGATCCGAGCGCTCCACCATCCAGAACATGGGGCGCAAGGACATGACCATCGAGGAGTGCCAGGCGTACATCGACAAGATCACCAGCCAGAAGTGGTTCACCAAGAACTTCGGGGGTTCTTGGGGGGTCCGGGTGGAGCACGGCCGGGGCGGGGGTTGGGCGCTAGGGGGCCGCTACGGCCTCATCACTCTCGGCGTCTGGGCGCGACGTGAGCCGGTGGTCCTCCACGAACTCACTCACCTGATCATCACCAACCGCCACAACAACTCGGCGGCATGGCACGGCTGGGAGTTCTGCGCCGTCTATCTCCAACTCGTCCAGCACTACATGGGCCGAGACGCCGCTGAGGCCCTCAAGAGCGCCTACAAGGGCAACAAGGTGAGGTTCCGAGCACCCCGCAAGCGGAAGCCGCTCACAGAGGAACAGAAGGCCGTTCTGAGAGATCGCCTGGCCGTCGCCCGAGCGGCCAAGGCTGCCAAGGTAGACTCGGTGGAGGAATCGTCCTAGCCTGAGGTGCCAGATGGCTGCCCCACCAGTTGAAGTCCCATGCGAGCCGTCCGACCTGGCGCGGCTGTGGGCCAAGATCGAGAAGGTCCCCTCGGGGTGCTGGGAGTGGACGGGTGGCCTTAGTGCTGGACGCTATGGGCACCTCAAGTGGGGTGGGCGTCTGAGCAAGGCCCACATCGTGATGTACGAGTTGTATGTCTCCAAGGTTCCTGACGGGTTGGAGTTGGACCATCTCTGTGAGAACACGATCTGTGTGAACCCAGATCACCTTGAGCCGGTAACGCACGCCGAGAACATCAGGCGGGCAGCCCCAAGGATTTCGGCTGCCTTGCAGGCGATCATGGAGTGCCCTCGCGGCCATCCTTACGACGAGGCCAACACCTATATTCGCCCTAACGACGGCCATCGCCAGTGTCGAGCATGTCAGCGACTCCGTGACCGTCGCCGGTATCACGCCAGGAAGCAGGAGGTCGCCTGATGGCAGCCCCACCCGAGCAAGTGCCGTGCAGCCCTTGGACCACCCCTGAGGAGGTCCTACTGTGCTGCCCCGACCTCGACCCCGGCTACGACCTCACGGCCGTCATCAACTTCGCCTCGGCCCTCCTGTTTCGGCTCTCGGGACGGCAGTTCCCCGGCGAGTGTGAGCGGACCGTCTGGCCGTGTTCGGGCAACAACTGCGGCTGCGGATGTGGCTGCGGAGAGGACGGCTGTGGCGGCTTCGCTGGCGCCCTTGGCAACGACTGGTGGTGGGCGTGGAACAACTACCCCTCTTACCCTGTCCGCACGGCTGCTGGGTCATGGATCAACTGTGGCCCCTGCGGCGGCAAGTGCTGCGTCCCCAGCGTCTCGCTCCCCGCGACGGTCAACGAGATCATCGAAATCGTCATCAACGGCGAGGTACTGCCTCCTGATGCCTACGCCATTCAGGCGTACCGCCGAGTGGTTCGAGTCGATGGCGGCTCATGGCCATGCACGAACGATCTGACCGGCGACGTGGGCGACCCCGGCACTTGGACCATCTCCTTCAACTACGGCAAGCCCGTCCCCGTCGATGGCCGTTTCGCCGCCTCCAAGTTCGCCTGCGAACTCGCCAAGAACAACTGCGGTGGCGAGTCCTGTCTGCCTCAGCGACTCAAGGAGATCACGCGCCAAGGCGTGGAGATGGCCTTTGCCGATCCGTTGGAGTTCTTGGAAAAGAGCCAGACCGGCATCTACGAGGTGGACATGTGGCTGCAGTCGGTCAACCCCTCCAAGTTGAAGCGGCGCGCCCGACTCCACCGCCCGGATCGTCCGGGCAACATCACGACCTACACGGGCTGACTCATGCCGCTCCTCAACCCTGACCACATCAACAACATGATGCAGTCCGTCCTTGACGTGGCCTGCACCTGCCTTGAGGACTCTCCGCTCGGGGCGCCCTCGGACTGCTTCATCAGCCATTGCGCTCCGCCCGACGACTGCTGCGACTTCCTCTCGATCTGGCTGGACCGCATCAGGCCCCGCCAGGGGTTTGAGAACGCGGCCTACATCACGGGTGAGAAGGTCTGGGCCAAGTGTGGCGATGTGGGCGGCGTGGCCGACATCTCTCTCCGCATCATGCGGGACTGCTACCCGGTGGTGAAGGACAACGCCACCAACCCGTTCCCCTCAGGCGTGGAGATGCAGACCGCCGCCGAGGCGCTCCTCATCGATCTGCAGATCCTTCGGTGCTGCATCCAAGAGGCCAACTGCATGGGCATCCTCTACCCGGACTCCGAGGATGCCAACTGCCTTGAGTTCGCCATCGGTGACGCTACCCCCGAGTGCCCGCGTGGCGGGTGTGCTGGCTGGACCCTCACCTTCGGCATCGAACTCGACTCCTGCGCCTACGGAGACGTTCCATCGTCCTGAGGGGGGTGAGCCATGGCCAACATCAAGGTCAGGTTCGAGTTGGACGTGAAGTTGGATCAGTCCGCCATCAACCAGATGCTCACGTCCCCCCGTGGCCTCGTCGGGCAGTTCATCTTGAACCTCGCCGACGACGTGGCCCGAGAAGCGCGGGTGCAGGCCCCCGTTAAGACCGGAGCGTTGCGTCGGAACATCCGGGTCGAGCAGGGAATCCTGGGCAACGGGGCGGCAGCCTCCGTCATCGCTGACGTGGACTACGCCTACACAATCCACGAGGGTCGCACTGGTTCTGTCACCATCCACGCCAAGCCCGGCAGGGTGCTGCGCTTCCCCAACAAGGCCGGGACTATCGTCTACGCTCCCAAGGTCACTCAGGGACCTCGGGCGGCCAACCCCTTCCTGTGGCGATCTCTCAAGGATGCTGTAGCCCGCGCCGCTTGATGTCTGATATGGTTGACACACTCACCTCGACCCTATGTATGGAGAACTCATGAGCGACGTTTCGACTGCCGAAACCTCAGAGCCGGTGGACCCCCAGGGGGACACGGAGCCGGTGAAGGCCAAGCCCATCGAAGATGGCGGGCTGAACAAGGAAGCGCTTGACGCCATGAAGGCCGAGGCCACTGAGGGCGAGGAATCACTCATGGTCGAGGTCCGCGATCAGAAGTTCCGGGTCGTCTCCAACCTCCCCGGCATCGTCCTTCTGGACCTCGGTGTTGCCTCTGATCCTTCTGCCACCCAGGGCGAGCAGTTGCGGGCGCTGCGCGAGTTCCTCAAGGCCGCTCTCCACGAGGACGACCTCGGCAAGTTCGAGCACTACCTTCGTTCCGCTCGCCCGATCATCGACATCGAGGAACTGAACGGGATCGTGGAGCGTCTGTTGGCGCAGATCGGCGCACGCCCTACCGAGTCGCCCACGCCCTCCTGATTTGGGCACTCGCCAACATCTACGAGGTCGATGGGCGACTGCTCGATCGAGGTTTGAGGATCACCAACGTCTCCGCCATGGAGTTGCTGAACTTCGTCTACATGCTGCTGGTGAAGGATGCGGACCCCCAGGCTCGCGAGAAGATCAACGCTGCCCTCGAAGGTAGAGTGGGTGAAGGTGGCGGAATTGTGGTGGATGACGAGACGCTCCCCGAGAGCCTGCAGGGCAAGGAAGCCCCGTCGTGGTGGGAGGGAGATCACGACCCCTTCGCGAATCAGCATACAATCGGGTAGTTGATCGCTTCCTGAGGTGAGCCGTGGCAGGCGTAGTTGGTTCTGCATCCATCCGAATCATTCCTGACACCTCTGCATTCAGCGCGCAACTGCGGAGCCAGATCGGGAACCTCTCCGGCAGCATCGGGGCGATGGGTAGCCGGAACATCACCGGGGGCCTCTCCACCCAACTCAACACGCTGGGCAACTCGCTGGACCGAGCCGGTACCCGAGCCGCCCTTGTCGGCCAGGCGTTCACTCACGGACTGACCCGCCCACTTCTCGATCTCGGCCGTGCCGCCCTCGCTGCTTCTGGTGACTTCGATGAAGCCGCCCGCACCGTCGCTGCCGTCACGCTTCCGGGCCAGGACGAAACCCTTGAACAGTTCGAGGGCCGCGTTCAGGAATACAAGGACCTGGCCCGCGAGGTCGCCAGGGACACGACATTCTCCTCAACCGAGATCCAGCAAGCCTTTGTGGACCTGACCCGCGCCGGTCTGACGAGCGGCGATCAGTTGCGGTCGGTCATCAGCACCGTCTCCAACATCGCGCTGGTTGAGGGCGGCAACATCGAGGACTTCTCCGAGAAGATGGTCGAAATCTTCACGGGCTTCGGTGGCTCCTTCGAGGAGATGGGTGGCGATGTGCACACCATCTTCGGCGAAATCCGAGCGGACACTGACGACCTGGCGGCCGAGTTCGAGCAAATGGCTGACGTGTTGACGCTGACCTCGCAGCGCACCGTTACCGACATCACCGACCTTGCTACCGCTTTCTCGTTCGCCGGTCCCGTCGCCTCGAAGGTCGGCCTCTCGTTCGAGGAGACGGCTGCCGCTCTCGGCATCCTGGCCCAGACTGGTGTGAACGCGAGCCGTGGTGGTACGGCCCTGCGAAACATCATCACCCGGCTTGCCATCCCCACCAAGGTGTCGCAGGAAATCTTCGACAAGTTCGGCTTGTCAGTGGACGAAGCCTTCACTCCCGAGAACATCGGGAAACTTGAGGAGCAGTTGCGGAGCGTTGGCGCCTCCCAGGAGGAGATCAACGAGATCATCGGGGCGGGCGCTGACGAGTTCAACGCCATGCAGGCAGTCGCGGAGCGGTACGCCACCGACCTATTCGACGCCGAGGGCAACATGATCCCCCTCATCGAAGTGGTTCGGAAGTTCAACGACGAGGGTGCCCGAACTGGTGACGTGATGAAGTTGTTCGGCCAGCGCGCCGGTCCGGCCTTCTTGGGTCTGATGGACAGCGCTGACGCCTTGGAGGACCTGACTCGCGACCTCGACGGCGCCGACGGCTCCCTGGCCATCATGGCCGAGCGGATGAGGTCCTCGGCCAACGTGCAGTTCAAGTTGCTCAAGAACTCGATCACCGAGGTGGCCATCGCCGTTGGTGAGTCGGGACTGTTGGAGTTCTTCTCCGACATGGCCAAGAGGCTGGCCGACTTCCTTCTCGGACTCGCTGATACCAGCCCAGAGGTGTTCAAGTGGGTGGCGGCCCTCGGCGCCATGGTTGCTGCCATCGGACCCCTTGGCATCGTGTTCGGCCTCATGCAGCAGGCCATGGGTAACTGGTTGAAGTTGCTCGCCTTCGGACTGACCCCGGTTGGGGCCTTTGTCCTGGCGGTCGGGACCCTGACTGCTGGACTCGCTTTCCTGGCCGCCCGGTCGGAGCCGCTACGAGAGGCACTCGGGCATCTGTTCGACACTATCCAGAATCTCGTGGGACCTTTCGAGATTCTCGGCAAGCAAATCTTCAACGCGTTCAGTGGTGAGGCTGGTGAGGCGATCGGTGGCCTGACCACCCAGGTGACCGAGTTCTTCAATGAACTCACCCTCGGGATCAACGAGTGGGTTTCCACCGGGGGGCTGGCTCGGTTGGTCATCGACATCATCGACGTGTTCGAGGCCCTCCGAGATTTGTGGACCCGCGCCAAGCCTGCCCTGACTCAAGCCTTCACCGAGATTGGGGAGGTGGCTAGCACGGCTTTCGATCTCGTCCACGAGATCGTCGGAGAAGTGGCCGAGGGCTTGGCCAACATGGCCAGGGCCGTTCTCCCCGTCCTGACCGCTGCATGGCTCGCCGCCTGGGAGGCCGCCGGGGTATTCCTGAACGTCCTCGACGCCACCCTGGGGTTCCTCATCCCGGTGGCGGACATCATCAGTGACGTGCTTGGTCCGGCTCTCCTGGGAATGGCCCAACTGTTCCTCCTCGCCCGCGGCAACGGGTTCAAGTTCTTGGAAACCTTCCGGCAGTTCCGGGCCGAGATTAAGTTGACCGACGGGAAGGTCTTGGAGTCGAAGGGCCGCATGGCGTCCTTCTTCGGAACGCTGAGCGCTGGGTTTAAGAAGTTGAGGGAGGGCAGCGGCGCCGGTGTTGGACTTGGGGCGGCCATCGGCAACGTGTTCTCTGATCTGACGAGGGCGGCTGCGGCTGTCGTCCAGCCCTTCGCCAACGCCCTGGGGGACATCCTCAAGGCCGTTGGTGGCTTCCTGTCCCGGTTCGACGCCACACTCCGAAACGGGGGCATCTCGGGCCTCATCAAGCGCAACATCGGTGACCCACTCCTGCGAGGGATGGTCGCGATTCAGTCCACCTTCATTGCCGCCTCCGCTCGACTCGGTGATGCGATCAACCGGGGCCTGATCGCTGCCATCACGTTCGCCACCGTCTCCCTCCCGGCCGTCATGTCAAAGTTGGCCTCCGCCCTCTCCGACGGCCTTCTCCGAGCCTTCCTCCGCAGTAGCAGCATCGCATCGCAGATGGGCCAAGCCCTGAGTGGCGCCATCAACCGAGCGCTGAGTTTCCTGACCAACCTCAACAGTGGGGCCATCACCGAGGCTCTCAACCGGGTGATCTTGGGCGCTCGCCTCAACGTGGCCGCTATCGCGACGATGGTGGGCGACGCCCTGCGGGACGCCTTCCTCTCCGCCTCCACGCGCGCCATGACTGCCGTCACCACCTTGATGAACAACGTCCGCAACGGTGTTCGCGATGGCTGGCTCAGGGCTGGCATCTTCCTTACCTCCACCGTCCCCAACGCTTTCCGAGACGCCTTCACGAAGGCCCGCACGGTGGCCGCTGGGATCATGGACGCGGTCGTCCTCAACGTCACCGTCGCCTGGCAGAACATGCGCGACCGCCTACAGTCCATCGACATCGGCGGGGCGATCTCGCGTGCGGCGGATGCCCTCAAGCAGTTGCCTATCAAGATGCGCGAGGCCGCCACCCAGATGGGGACCAGCGGTTCCAGCATCGGCACCATGTTCAGCAACCTATGGGAGCGCGTTAAGACGGGAGCGTCCAATGCGTTCACGTCAATGAAGAACATCATCTCGACATCGATGCAGGCGGTGGGCGCCGCCATGCAGGTCGCTGGTCAAATCGGCATCGGATTCATGCAGGGGTTGATGATCGCTGAGGCCACGGACCTCAGGGGCAAGTTGAGCGCCCTGATCCCGGTCATCGTTTCGATTGGAACGACCATGGCCATGGCCTTCCAGATCATCGATGGCGTTCTAAAGACCAGCCCCGTATTCGCTATCATCGCCGCCTTCCAGTCCCTCGCTGTTCTGGCTGGAACCGTGCTAGGCAAGGTCAGCGATGAGGCCGAGGCGGCCACGGATTCGATCAACGCCTTCCGAGATGCCCTGGCCATGCAGGAGGAGTTGGATCAACAGCAGGCCGCTCTGGATGAGATTATCCGGGCCTTCGATGAGATCGGTTCTGTGGAGGAGGGCCAGACCGGCTTCGTCACGGTCAAGAACAGTATGGCGAATGCTGGCATCGAGATGCACAAGTTCGTAGAGGCTCTGGTCCTGGGGGATGAGGCGACCCAGGAGTTCATCGCTGGATGGCGCGAGGCGGACATCAGCCGGGCGATCGGCGCTGGTGAGTTCTCCATCGAGGAGTTGACTGACGGCACCTTCATGCTGACCAACGCCAACGGGGCGCTCATCAACACTTACGATTCGATGGCCGAGGCACGCGAGAGGGTCGGCGAGGCGTTCGACGAGCGCTTCGACGTTGAGCGAGTCAAGAACATCGCCACGCAATTCCAGACGGGCCGTGTGAGCCTTGAGGAATACCGCGAGGTTCTTGAGGGCTTGGGGGTCACGGAGGAACAAGCGGCGGAGATCACGGGGGAGTTGGAGGAGGAAGTCCTTTCCCTTGGTGGCGCCTGGGACGCCGTTACGTCGGCGATGGACACCTTCTTCAACGAACTAGAGTCGCGGCTCGACGGTTTCGACCCGGCCAGGGAGTTCAGGGCAGCGAAGGACGACTTCATCGACACCGTGGATGGCTTGGGTGGGGCGCTTGAGCGTCTGGCTGGCGAGGGTGGGACGCTCGATTTCTCGGTCCCTGGCTTTGAGGAGAATACCGAGCATGCCAGGGAGATGCGGGATCAGGTCGATGGGCTTTCCGAAGCCTTCCGAGATCAGGTGCTCGCCCTCGGCGCTGGCTCTCAGAGCGCCGAGGGATACGCCCTCGGCGTCCTTGCCCTCCGCCAGCAGTTCATCGACCTCTTGGTGGACCAAGGGGCCACCATCGCGGAAGCCGAGGCTCTAGCGGGGGCGGCCATCGACCTCTCTGGCGTCAAGGAACTCTCCTACGATGCGGACTTCGCTGAGTTGGCAACCGGACTCGATGACATGCAGGTCAAGGCCGAGGTCCTCAATGAGACGCTGGCTGATTCCGAGGGGCGCTACCTGGCGGAGTTGGCAATCGAATACCCCGGCTTGGACCCGGAGGTTGCGCTCATGTTCGCTGGTGGTGTCAACGCTCTCCGTCGAGAGGAGTTGGAGGCCCTCGGGATCGAGGGGGGCTTGCCCACCATCCAAGTCCCTGGTGAAGTAGTGATTGCTGCTGATGCTACGGCTGGACTCCCTTCCCATGGCATCCCCTCCCAGGTAGCGGTCAAGATCACCTTCGAGGCTGTTGAGAATATGGACGCTGCCCTCACCGAGATCCAGGGGTGGGCAGATTCCATCCAGGCCCTCTTGGTCGAGGTTGCCACCGGCGCTGTGCTTGTCGGCATGGCGGTTGTCAATACCGTCATCAACTCCATGCAGGCCATCCTCGCGATCCCGCAGTTGCTCACTGGGGTGGCACAGGGGGCCGCTTCCACGCTTCTCGGCATCGCCGGTGGAGTCGGGACCATCATGGTCGCTGTTGTCGATGGACTCGGAGCCATCCCGATCGCGGCCATGGATGCTCTGGTCCGAACCATCGCCCTGTTCTCCAACTTTGCCACAGGAATCTTCGCCGAGGTGCAGCGCATGACCAGCGGGGTCATCGCCCAGATGGGTTCGATGATCCAGTTCATCATGCTGTCCTTCTCGGCCCTGTCCTCGTCGGTCGCCCGGCTGATCGACTCTCTGTCCAGCAACTTCCTTTCCGCATCCTCAGTGATCATCGGGGCCATCAACCGCATCGTCGCTGCGCTCAACCAGATTCCAGTCGTGATGGCCGGGGTGTCGCGAGCGCTGACCCATGGTTTCTCTGAGCCTTTCTCCAAGATCGCCTCTCAGGTCTGGAACCCCTTTGCGCGGTTCATCAACTCGGCCTCGACCGCCGTGGGTCTTGGGAACATCCTCCCCACCGGCCTGAGCATCCCCGTGTTCCACGATGGCGGCATCGTTGGCAATCCCACTGGGGACTCCTTCAACCCAGCGAGGGACTCGATGGGGAGCGCGGAGGTTCTGGCCCTCCTGCAGCGTGGCGAAGGCGTCATGACTCAGGAAATGATGGCCAGCATGACCTCCGCTCAGTTGAGCGCTTTCGAGTCTGGCAACAAGCGCTGGTGGGCCGTGGGTGGCCCGTACGAGGACGGTGGTGCCGGTGCGGCCGGTCGCGTCGCTAGCGGCCATGACCCCTTGGCGGACCTGATCGACTATCAGGAACTCGTTGACACCTACAACACCAACATCAGGCCCATGATCGATGGGGTGGCTGGCGCCTTCCCGAACAACCAGATCGCCGCCGTCGCCTCTGCCTCGATGAATCAGGTCGGCGAGGCCACCTTGGAGTACGCCCGTGGCTACGCCGACGAGATCGGCAAGGCCCGCGCTCAGGCCATTGGCCTTCCCTCTGGTTACGACTTGGCGGGTACGGTCCCGGCTGGGTTCGACATCCCTGGCTGGCGTGCCGTGCTCGGGGCGAACCGGGGGAAGTCCGGCAATTGGCCTCTGCTGGCTGCCTACCTGAACGCTACGGGCATCCCCCACATCATCACCTCGACCTTCCGTCCCGGCTCGATCACCGCAACGGGCAACCTCTCCAATCACGCGCTCGGCCGAGCCATCGACGTGATCGGCCCATCTGGCGGTGTGGACACGCCCGAGATGTTGCGGATCAACCACGCCTTCGCCCCGGTGATGGACCTCCTCTCGGAATTGATCTACTCCGGCCCCGGCTCGATCCAGACCCAGGCGTACACCGGCATCACCCGCGATATGCACCACAACCACGTTCACGCCGCGCTGCGTGACGGTGGTCTGGTCAAGGATCTCGTGTTCGCCATGCTCGGCGAGGCTGGCCCCGAGTTGGTGCTGCCGATGAACGACCCCGTTCGGGCGCTCAGCCTGGCTCGTCAGCACAACCTCATGGGAGTGCTGGCGCAGGCCCAGAACTCCGGGCAGCGGGGCGCGACGCGTGGATCGGTGGACGCTTCCGGCGCTACCGGAGGCCCTCTCGGGGGTGGACCGGGGAACACCTACCACATCCACGGGCAGTCAGCCAGGGAAGTCGAGACTAAGATCAGGAACAGGGACCGTGCCTCCATGCGGAAGCGCCGTTGATGGAAGGCGCCCTCGGGGGCCTGAACGTGCGAACATGTAGGGAATGCCCCTCAGTGCCCGCAACTAGGTGAGGCCATAAGCGTGTATACCGGCTACCTCTACTTCAATTCATCGGAGATCGGAAACAACGAGCGCGTCACCGCGTACTTGAAGGGCGACCCCGTAAACGGGATCGAGGGCCTGGCCAACCCGAACATGTCGGTGGCGGCCTCTTGTGGCTGTACGAATGCTCGCCCTCTCTACTGCGACCAGGGGTCTGGGGTGGACGGGGCATACACCTCCCCGCGCCTCGATGACGCCCCCTGGTTCGACCCGGACGTGCCCGACTCCGAGGAGTTCGCTGGGTTCTTCATCGAGGAGATGACCGGCTTCGATTCGACGGTGAGCCGAGAGTTCACCGACGGCGCCATCTCGGGCGGCTCGCTCGGCCCCCTGCGCCTCGCTGGGCGCTGCATGACTGTCACGGGCTGGCTCTTGGGTCGCACCTGCTGTGGAACTGAGTACGGCCTGCGGTGGCTGCAGGAAGCCCTCATGGGCAACAACTTCTGTGAGGACTGCGCCTACGGCGACCTCTACATGCTCAAGTGCTGCCCGCCAGACGAGGACACCTGCCACACCGAGGAAGTCGGCGTCACCGAAACGGTCGCTGGTACGGACGTGGGCTTCACGCTCACCGACAACGCCGATGGCACCTACACGATCGTGGTGGACGACGCGGTTCCGGCCAACCTGATCTCAGACCCGGATGGCGCCGTCAACAACACCGACGGCCCGATCCCTGCCTGCTACGGCGCTGGCAACTCCTTTCGCTTCGTCCTCGCTGACGACGTTGGCGCCATCTTCACCTTCTTCGTCCCCTTCGAGGCTGTCACCTCATTCATCACCGCCCCTTCCGGGGCTGGTGCCAGCGCCACCTTCACGGTGGACACCACCGTCGAGGGTTCCTGTGATGACGTGGCGCGCTACATCCTGCGCTTCACCGATCAGGTCGGCATCTACCTTGGCACCCATGACTCAGGTGACGCGATTGTCACCAACTCCCCCACCCAAGTCCGGTGTTTCGAGACGGTCGCGGGCATCGATCCCCAGGACTACATCCGCCTCCTCCATCGCGTTGGACTTACCGAAGGCCCCACCGTTCTGGAACGGATGGGAACCTGCTGCCAGAACGAGTGCGGCTGCACCGCCCTCCGAGTTGAGTTCACCATCTGCTCGGAGTACCCCCACATCTTCTCGGATGTGGATTACTGCATCGAGGACCAGACCTTCGATTTCGACAACTGCTATTGCTACGACACGCGCCAGTTGTGCAACAACTGCAGGACCAACGACAGCACCAAGATCGTTCAGCGCGAAACTCAGCGCCCGAAGTGCAACATCACTTTGCGCCACGACAACACTTGGTGCTCTGAGGGGTGGAGCGAGTCCGAGGAAGGCTGCCCTCCCGAGGACTGCGAGTTGGTTGTCGGCACTTTGGAGGAGTACGTCCCCGAGAACAACGCCGAATCCTCTCCCGGCACGGCCACGCTGACCGACACCCTGCTGATCAACTTCAACGACGACGGCACTTGGTCGCCGGTCAACTTCGACCCTGCCAGTGAGATGCCGCCGACGAGGGCGAACATCTACCCGTTCAATGGCGGGAACTGCGCCCAGGACTACATCGAGGATCAGTACGCCGTCGCTCAGGGCGCCAGCGAGTGCACCTACTTCGCCGCCATCGACCCATTCCCTTCCTACACTTGGACCCCCTTCTTGTGGGACCCGATCTCCACGGGATGGCCGCCCTCCCCCTGTGTGGTCGAGGTCGTTCCCGGCCTTTGCGAGTGCCCGCCGACGGCGGCGCGCCCTGCGCCCCCAGAGCCTCCCACCCCCGATCCCGTCATCGATTGCGGGTTCGGCGTCTGGTACAACCCCGAGGACTGCACCCGCGGGTGTGACCCGTGCGGGGACTGCAACCCATGCCGCCCCGACTGCGCCGACGACGGTGAGCCGGTCAAGTGTCCCATCCGGCTGATCTGGAACAAGGGCAACAACACCTACCGTTTCGAGCCGCTGACCTTCATCGCTGGGGCTGGCCCCGGCGTGACGGGCTATGGCGACTGCGACTGCTTCCAAGTCACCGAATGGGTGATTGAGGGCGTCGAGCCTTGCTTGGTCCGGGTGTTCTACGACGAGACGACCGGCGCCCAGACTTGGGAGCCGATCCGATGGAGCGGCGACATCCCGTTGCCCTCTACTTGTGACTGCATGCAGATCGCAGAGATCGTTGTCACGCGCTCGGAGGAGGCGGCGTGCGAGGACGAGATGTCCTGCCCGATCAACGTCATCTGTGACACGGCCTACCGCCCCGATCAGTGCACGACGCGTCAGGCGATGGCAGCCTTCTTCTACCGCTACAACGGCTCACCCCCGTTCGTGCCCCCGGTCACCCCCACCTTCTCTGATGTGGGGATCTACAACGCCTTCTACTTGGAGATCGAGTGGGCCAATTCCGTCGGCATCATGACGGGCTTCGCCAACGGCACCTTCCAGCCCGAGGACGGGATCACCCGCCAGGCAGCCGCAGCGGCCTTCTATCGCGACGCTGGGTCACCCGCCTTCGTCCCCCCGGTCACCCCGACCTTCTCCGACGTGCCTGCCACCAACCCCTTCTACTTGGAGATCGAGTGGTCCGCCGCGGAGTTGCTGTTCTACGGCTTCCCCGACGGCACCTTCCGGCCTGGCTCTTGCCTCAGCCGACGCGCCGCCGCCATCGTGTTCTATCGCTACGCGGACATCCAGCCGACCTTCACCGACGTGTCGTGCGACGATGACTCCTACACCGAGATCGAGTGGTCGCGGTCGGTGGAAATCTTCCTCGGCTTCTCCGACAGCACCTTCCGTCCCGACAACGACCTGTTGCGCCGCACGGCCGCTCTCACCTTCTACCGCAATGCCGGTAGCCCGCCCTTCATCCCACCCGGCGTCCCCACCTTCTTGGACGTGCCCACGACGGATTCTCAGTACCTTGAGATCGAGTGGGTGAACTCGGTGGGCATCATGACGGGCTTCCCTGGCCCGAACTTCATGCCCGACATCGCCCTCAGCCGCCAGGCCGCTGCCGTCGCGTTCTACAACGAGAATGGGGCGCCCCCCTTCGTTCCTCCGGCGATTCAGACCTTCACCGACGTTCCTCCGGTTCACCCCTTCTACCTGCAGATCGAATGGTGCGCGATGCAGGGGATCGTGCTCGGCTTCCCTGACGGGACTTTCCGTCCTCTGGACGCCACGACGCGCCGGGCCATGGCGACCTTCTTCTACCGCAACGCTGGTAGCCCCGTCTACGTCCCCGGCTGTTACGAGCCGACGCTGCCCCCCTACTTCGCCGACGTGCCCGAGAGCGATCCTCAATTCCAGCAGATCGAGTGGATGCACGACGCCGGTATCTCTCTCGGCTTCGTCAATGCCAAGGCGTGGGAGCCACTCGGATGGGACTTCAACCCGGCCGAGGAGTTCCCGCCGACCGCGTGCAACTTCGTCATCGCCACGGTCAATGGCGCCGTGCAGGACACCAGCCCGATCATTCAGGACATCGAAGTCCCCTACGACGAGTTCGTGCCCGACTGCGGACCCTTCCCGTCGTTGCCACCACCCCAGACGATCTTCTCAAGCGACTGCTTCTGCGAACCGTGGGAGTCGGCGCGAGAGTGCTGCACCTTCACCAACCCCGCCGACTGGAACGAGGCCACCACGCTTGTCGAGGTTTACACGGGGTCAGAGGAGATGCGGAACTTCAAGATCGAGGCATACCGCAACCCCTTCGGCGAGAAGGTGCCATGCCCATGTGACCCCGAGGATGACTTCTGGGAGTGCCGCGAGCCATGCGCCACGATCTTGGTGCCGCAGTTGCCCGCTCGGTCCAAGTTGACCATCGACTCCCGTCAGCGCATCGCTCAGTTGGAGTTGGAGAGCGGCCGCGTGGTCAACGCCCTGCGCTACATCTACTCCGGGGATGGCAAGCCCTTCGCCTGGTTCGACATCGGGCAGTGCTCGACCTTCTGCATCATCGCCCAGGCCGATTGCCGCCAGACTGCGGCCGATGCCACCGTGAGCATCGGTGCCGTCGGCCGCTTCGTTTCCTCGGGGTGGTGACCCATGGCCATTGAGGTCACCTCCGAGGTGACGGCCGACGACACCTGCAATCCGACGGCCAACGTGTGCGTCACGGCCATCGGCGGACCGGCTGATGTCGAGATCGTCAACCCGATCACGGCAACGGCCACCTTCCTTGCTTTGGTGGAGGACGAGGAGGGCTGTGTCGAGATCACCTTGACCTGCGGGCAGGTCTGGGGGATCGAAGTCTACGAATTGGTGCCTGAGCGCGTTCTTGAGGCCACCATCGCCATCGACTGCGTGTGCGAGCAGACTTGCCCGACCCCTCTCGACATCAAGGGCTTCACCTCCTGCAAGTCGGGCGGCCTGCTCGGAGACGGCAACGATCTGCGAGTGCTCCTCGTGACTCGCGGGGCGCGGAACGTCATCGCCGAACTCAAGCCCATCTCGGGTGAGTTCACTCGCGTCCTCGATGACACCTCGATGTTGTCGATGGGCGGCGTCGTCTCCGGGCGCCTTGAGGAGTCTTGCTGCGACGGCTGGGAGGACATCCGTCCATGGGCCACCGAGGTCATCGTGTACCGCGACGGCCGGGACCAATGGGCTGGGCCGGTCACTGACGTGTCCTTCGGCTACGGCACCATCGCCGTCGAAGCCGACGACCTCACCGCCTGGTGGGATCGACGTACCATCCCTTCACTCAACTTCCTCGGCGACGACCTCACGGACATCTTCCTCCGCATCTACGACGAGGCGATGAAGCCGGACGAGTCTCCGAACATCAACCTCATCACCCAGTTGACCGGAGTGGTGGGCGACCGGGCCTACAACGGCAACTCCTACATGTACGCCATGGACGCCATCAAGGAATTGGCCGACACCGGGCTGGACTTCACAGCGTTCTCCCGCAACGTCATCGTGGGAGGCGAGGAAGTCGATGTCACCCCCTTCGTGACCCTGCTGGACGAGCATTGGACCGAACCTCCCATCGTGTGTGACCGCGGCAACGAACAGGCCACGATCGTGGTGGTCAAGGGCCAGGGTGTGCAGGCCGTCGCTCGGGCGCCGCAGTCCTACATCGATTTCTACGGCGTACTCGTCCGCGTGTTTGAGGAGCCAGACATCTTGGACGCCCCCTCAGTGCGCTTGGCAGCCGAGACTCGGGTCGATCTGTTGAAGGACCCACAGTTCATCGAGACTCCACAGGGGGCTGGCCTCAAGACCACCGCCCCCATCACGGTGGAGCAGTTGATCCCCGGAATGCGTATCAGGGTTGATACGCAGTCAACTTGCCGCCAGGTCGTCAACGACTTCCGGCTACAGCAGGTCACCGTGAACTTCGATGGTAACGTCTCGATTGACCTGCAGCCCCTCGGGTACACCGAGGGCGGCACGGACGCCGAGACGACGGTGACCTGAGGAGGCTCCATGGCATTTCGAGATCGAGAAGCCCTCTCCATGGCCGACCGCATGGCTGAGATGGAGCGGCGACTGCGGAACTTGGAGCAGCCAGGCGCCCTTCCTCCCGACCCAGGATGGGTGCTTCGAGAGGTTGACAACAGCCTGCACTATCTCTACGTCCCCACCGGAATGATGGGACCTGAGATCGGGGCCAAGTAGTCGGGCTACACTAGGCCCTTAGAACCCCAGGAGGACTGTCGATGGCGCGGTGTGGCTGCCTAAGTGAATGCAACTGCGTGATCGTGGAAGGCGACTGCACGACGGTCGCCGGAAGCGGGAACCCCGGCGCGCCCTACATCGTCAACCTCGAAATTGACCCGGCCGCCAATAACCAGGCAGCCTGCGGCGACGACGGCCTGCTGGTCGAGCCTCCCCTCGCTGGTGACTGCATTGCCGTGGATGATGCGGCCGTCCCTGCGACCATCAGCGTCGAGGTCGATCCCCTTGTGGACAACCGCCTCGTCTGCAACGTGGACGGCCTCTATGTCCCGCCCTCGGAGATCGTGGTCGCCGACACCGACTGCATCGATCTCGAAGGCGTCGGTACCGTTGGCGATCCCGTCACGGCCACTCCCATCATCTCGCCCGACGTGGCCAATCTGCTTGAGTGCGTCGCCTCACCCGACCCCGACCAGGGCCTCCGGGCGCGACTCGCGGTCAGCAACCTCGATGACTGCGTGAACCTCGGTGGAGACGGCAGCGTTGCCGCCCCGCTCTCCCCGGTCCTCAACCTCTCCGCCGACCCCGGCAACACGGTCGAATGTCGTGGCGACGGCCTGTTTGTTCCCGCTGTGGCCCAAGCCGCCGTGGACATGCGCGCCACCGTGCTCCATAACGGATTCCTTTCCTCCATCCTCCCGCCAGCAGCGCTGGGGGCCACTTCCAGCATCCCGATCGACTACGACGTGGACGAGGAGGTCGTTGGCCTGATCACCCATCTTGGCGGCGGTCCGGCTTACGCCAACACCTACATCGAGGTCCCGGCTGGGGGCGCTGGCGTGTATCTGGTTCAGGCCACCCATCCGGCATGGTCCGGGCTGCCGATCTACGCAGGCGACCTGATCATGCGTCTCCGCCTGTACCGCGGTACGACGGCGGGTGGACCGTCTGATGGTATCGGCCAATCAGCGCAAGGGAACTACAAGCAGGCCAACGCCGCCTTCAACGCCCCTTACCTTCATGTCTCCCGAACGATCACCTTGGCTGTCGGTGACGTGATCGCCTGCGACTTTGCCGTGGAGGACTACAACGGGGCCTTCGCTGGGGCCACGCTCGATGTCGGGCCGACCTACGGGGCTGGCGCCCCAGGGCCACCCAACGCAGGGCGCCCCTTCCTGCAAATGACGAGGATCGGTCTGCCATGAGCACTATCGATGAGGGCTACTACCAGAACGATTGCGTTCGGGTCATGGCCGAGATCACCAAGCAGTTGGCCTCCGACATCGGCGGCAAGATCCAACCTCAGCAGGAAGCCCTCGACGCCGCCGAGGCAACCCTTGCCGCCCTTGACGCCGCCGGAGAAACGGCCCCTGCCGACCTGCAGGCCAAGACCGACGAGTACGTTCAGGCCGTGAGGGACGGCTACGAAGCCGCCAAGGCCCAAGCGGATGCTGACTTGGCCCTCCCGGCCGACATCCAAGCCGCTCTCAACATCAACGTCCCCGCCGCGACCGAGTGCTCTAGCCGATGCCAGCAGTGGCTCGACGCGATCGATCTCGTGTGGACCCCAGGAGGTAGCACCTGATGGCTACTGTCCCATGCGTTGAGGACTCCTGTTCTCTCGACCTTGAAATCACCGACGAGAACAAGTTGACCGGCGAGGTCATCTTGGACCCCGATGGCGGATTGATCTGCACCGAGAACGAGGGCGTCGGGATCAACCTCGGTGGAGCGTCCTGTGGCATCAGCGCTGTCATCAACGGCGCCAACCAACTCGATCTCGGCATCGACTACGACACCGCCCGCGGCCTCGATTGCGACGGCAACGGCCTCTACGTCAAGTTGAACCCCTCGGCTTGCAACGCCATCAGCCACACCGTCAGCGGCCTTTACTCCGCCGACCACGACCATGAGTACGCCGAGGCCAGCGCCACAGTGGCCGACCTTGGGGTTGTCGGTGTTTCGCAGGGCGCCTTCGGATCGATCCTCTGTGACGTGGACGCCTTCTTCGCCGCCTACGCCGGAACAGGTGGCTTCCCGGCGAACCAGACCCCCGGCATCGAAACGTCACTGCGGGCGCAGGCTCAACTCACCAACAACACCTGCCGAACCATGCTGTTCCGTCTGGCATACGCGGGCATCCCGCGTATCTCCTGCTCGAACGGATGGACGATCTACAACGGCGTCTACCAGAATCGAAACTTCCCTGTCGGCGGATTCACTCAAGAAGCGCCCTTCATCGAGGTCAACACCTCGACTTCGCCCTACAACGCCAACGCTGCCGTTGGGTACACCTTCCCTCCACGCATCTATGGCGCCGGGGGCCTGACCCTCTTTCCCGGCCAGACCGTCACGGCCGAGGTGGCAGCCTCGCTGCAGATCGCCAATGGCCCCGGCCAGGTCCCGCCAGGTGGCAACTCCGTCGAGTGGCGGTTCGGGACCTCCGTCACCATCGAAGCATGGACGATTGACTGATGGCTACCGAGACGACCAAGTGGTGGCAGGACGGCTCCGACTTCGGGGTGTTCTACTGCAAGCACGACGAGGATGACAACCTAGTCGTGGAATGCAACCCCATGCCCGAAGGGGCGACCGAGTTGACCGAATCCGAGTTCGCCGACCTGCTACGGGCGCAGTACCTCAACGACATCGATGTCCGGGCCTCCCAGAAGGCGCTCACGGACGTTGCCATCTCCCAGGCTGAAATCGATCGCCAGACCCAAGTGGATGATCTCGTTGCGGCGGGGGTTCTTCTTGCCACCGCTGAAACCCTTGTCCCCGCTGCCCCGGTCAATCCCATGGCCGATCAGTACGTCGTTCCCCAGGGGGCCGCTGAATCCCTGCGGGTCAACTATCGCCTTTCCCAAGCCTCGATCGATGCGATCCTTGCCGCCCCCTGAGGAGTCGTGATCGGTGAACTCAGTTCTCGCAGATCACTCGTGGTGGCACACCCACGGGGAATGGACCCTCTGGGTCGCTGCCGTAGTCGCAGCCATCGGCATCATCATCAAGACGCCGATCGGGCAAGCCATCTTGCGCGCCGTCAAGTGGGTGTGGAAGCGCCTCGTCTCTGAGCCGCTCACAAGTTGGTCCACCCGCGTGGTCGGGGATGTGGTCGAGTCCAAGGTCGCAGGAAAGAACGGTGGTTCCTCCTTGCGTGATCAGGTGGATTCCCTCAACAACGGGCAGGAGGTTCTCACGGAGTGGGCTTCCGAGACGACCAGCAATCAGGCCGACATCAAGCAGGCGTTGGAGAACATCCACCACTGCCTCGACACGCGCTTCGCCGACACCCATGAGCGCATGGAGAAGTTGACCGAGTACGCCGAGGAGGTGCTCGCTGAGGCCATTGGGGCCAAGGAGCGCATCCGTCAGTTGTACCGAGCCTTGGAGGTCCCCATCTTCGAGGCCGACGCCAATGGATGGTTCACCTACACCAATCCGGCCTTCCGACGACTGACCGGCCTGGCAGTCGAGGACGCTCGCGGTGAGGGCTGGGCGCATTCGCTGCACCCCGAGGACCGAACTCGGGTGTTCGAGATGTGGGGCCGAGCCGTTGGGGACCCGACGGATTTCACAGCCCTGTTCCGTCTCGTCAACGTCAATACCAACGACGTGGCAGAGGTCCGGGCCTCGGCCAATCCCCTGCACGACGCCCACAAGAACGTAGTCGGCTGGGTGGGAACCCTCGACGCCATCGAACGATCGACTATCCTTGGGTTGGTCGAAACTGCCTCAGCAGTGGAGGAAGCATGAGTGATCCGAACGCAAACCAGCCGGTCGTGACCGAGGGCACCGCGGGGGCCATCCCTGTGGACTTCGGTGCGGCGATCATCCGCACCGCTGTGCCCTACATCACGGCTGGCGTTGTGGCCTACCTGGCCGAGCGCGGCCTTGACGCTGACGCTGCCCAGGTGAACGCAGCCGTCGTCACCATCGGTGGCTCGCTGTGGTACACCATCGTCCGCGTGTTGGAGCAGAAGTGGCCGAAGGCCGGTTGGCTTCTCGGCAGTCCCAAGCAGCCCACCTACTCGAAGCCGGGCGCCTGATTCATGGGTAAATACCGCGCAACACTGAACATGGCCGGAGCCAAGAGGGGCAAGATCGGGGAGTTCCCCGATGCCGACAAGCGCACCCTCCGCCTGGTCAGTGAAGGCCACCTCATCCCCGTCGATGTCTCTGCCGAGGCGCTCAAGCGCATCGAGGAGATGCGGGCCAAGCCGGAGGTTCACACCGGCGATACCGTCTCGGCCGTGAAGGCTGCCCTCATCCAGAAGCGCAAGGAAGCGGCGGAGAGGGCGGCAGCGAAGGTCGAGGAGGCCGAGGCCCCCGAGGAGTCCCCCGTCTCCACCTCTGTGACCACTTCGGTCACCACGGCAGTCGCCCCGGAACCCGATCCTGAGCCTGACCCCGAGCCGGAGAGGCCCTCCTATTCGGGATCGCGTTCGTCCAAGTCTCCGGCCAAGAAGTCGTCCGGCAGCCGCTCCAAGTCCTCAGGGAGTTCGAGCCGCTCGCGTTCTCGCAAGTCATCGACTGACGAGTAGGTTGCACTCATGGGTTGTGGATGTAACAAGGTTCGTACCTACTCCGAGTCCAGCCCCCTGGTGCTCGGTGAGCCGACCGGGGAGCCGCCGATCAACGTGCGCGCCACGGTCACGGTGATGGGACTCAGGGCGAACTCCGAGTTCTGGGTGGCCGGTACCGGCGTACCCGCCATGATCGATGCTGGCTGGTTGGTGGGCATCTAGCCCCGTCACACCTAGCAGGTAGTCTCTCCGGTGTGAGCGACCCCGGCTGGCAGGAACAGGAACGACCTCGGCGCAGGGGGCAACAACGCCCCTCCGCCCCGCGCCCTCAGCGCTACGAGCGTTCCGGGGGAGATGGGCTTCCCCACAAGCAGCCTCTCACCATGGCCGAGGTTGAGGAGCGCCTTGTGCGCGCTGACGACGAGTTGGCCGACCTCACCGCTGTCCACATGGACCTTTCCGACAACGCCGCCAAGGCTGAGGCTTCGTGGAAGCGCCACCGCGACACGGTGATCGTGCATACGGTGAAGAACGAGGAGCGCACGGCCGCGGACTACCGCGAGGCTCTGGCCCGCGATTCGATCGACCCCCTCACCGGCAAGCCCGGCCATGAGTTGTACGAGGACTACAAGACCACCGAGGCTGCCGCTGATTCATCCGCTCGCGCCATGCGGGCTATCGAGGCACGTCTCAACGCCTTCCAGACCATCGCTGCTAACTTGCGTCGAGTCGCAAGTTGAGTACCATGTTGGTCATGGCCGGTAAGCCCAGGTGTGGGTGCCCCTCGGTGGCCGAGTGCTCTTGCACCGAACTCACCTGCAGGGCGTGCGAGAAGCACCTCCCCATCGAGATGTTCTGGTACGGGGGCAAGCGTTACACGCAGTGCGTCGAGTGCAAGAGGGCCAAGGACCGCGCCTACGCCGAGAAGAACAAGGAAGCCCGGCGAGAGCGCCACGCCGCTTACTATAGGGAGAACGCTGACCGGCTCAAGGAGTATGGCAAGCGGTACCGCGCTGAGAACGCTGACCGGCTGACCGAGTACCAGCGGGAGCGTCAGCAACGTCCCGAGTACCAGCGCGCCAACTTCGATCGCCACCTTCGTCGGACCTACGGCATCACCGCCGACGACTACGACGAGATGCTAGCGAAGCAGGGGGGTGGGTGTGCCATCTGCGCGAGTCCCACCTCCGGCGACCCGCGCCGTCCCCGACTTCACGTTGACCACTGCCATGACACCGGAGAGGTCCGGGGCCTCCTGTGCTCCGACTGCAACCGTGCGCTGGGGCAGTTCAAGGACTGCCCCGATCGGTTGATCGCGGCAGCGGACTACATCCGAAGGGCCGCATCATGACTAAGAGCGCACAGGAGATGGTGCGGGAGTTCCACGAGGTGTTTCGGCATCCGGTCCCCGAGGGCCTCACCCCGGTGGACGACGAGACTGCCCGGCTCCGCATCGAGTTGATTCGCGAGGAGTTCGAGGAGTTCGCGCAGGGCATCACGGGGAATGACACCACCAGGGTGGACGTGACGATCACGACCGAGGTGGGTCACGGTCACCTCACCGACGCGACGGAGGCCACCTACACCCCCGACCTCGTGGAGATCGCCGACGCCTTGGCGGACCTCGCCTATGTCGTCTACGGCGCGGCCATCGTGCATGGCATCGACCTCGATGCCGTGGTGGCTGAGGTGCACCGCTCCAACATGTCCAAGTTGGGTGAGGACGGGCAACCCCTCAGGCGCGAAGATGGAAAGACGCTCAAGGGACCCAACTACTTCCCTCCCGACATCGCCAAGGTGTTGGGAATCGACCCCAAGGAGGATAACCATGCACGTCGGCGACGAGGAGCCTGACATCCGGGCCATCACAACCACTCTCACCGCGATCAGGGACCACCCCTCCCACTTCTCCTACGGGGCCATTTCCCTGGCGGCGGGGACGGCAGTCTCGATCTTGAAGGGAATCCCCGTGACCCCCGAGGACTCCGGGGAGATCACCTCTCACTGCGAGGGTCAGTTGTCCCTCCACGACGAACTGGAATCCTGATGCCATCGAGCACCGCCCTGGCGGGCTACATCGGCTACCCCGATGCCATCCACGTCCCCCCTCGCTCGATGAAGCGCATCCAGAATGCCATCTTCGATTCCGAGCAACGCCACAACGAGATCGATCGCCTCATCGAGTTCCAAGCCATCGAGACGATGGGCAAGGACAACATCACCCAGGTGACGGTGACCTCGCGTAGCGTCGATGGGCGTCCGATCGGTGAAATCACCTGCATCGTCTATCGCAACGGCCGCTTCAAGAAGGCGACCTGTGCCTATGGCAGCGGTCCGGCGGTTGACCTCACCCTCGGGGCCGCCATCAAGCGCATCTTGACTCCGGGCAGCATCGATGGCCTTTGAACGGTGCCGGACGCTGCGCCTCGACATCGCTCCGGGCGTGTACGACAATCTTGAGGCCCATGCGGTCGAGGAGGACATCGGGGTTGCCGACCTTGCTCGTCGCATCATCGTCAGATGGTCCCATGACCACCAAGCCGACCCTCCCCCTGCCGACGCCGACGACGTGTGATCTCGCCGCGGGCGTGTGGCCCGATGGTTGTGATTGGTGCGGCAAGGAGATCCATCGCGGGCGCATCCAATGGTGCTCGGACTGGTGCGAGCATCAGTGGAGGGTCAACCACCATTGGTCCACGGCGCGTCGGTTCGCTCTACGTCGCGATGGTGGCCGGTGCGTGAAATGCAACTCGGCCGAGGGGGTCGAGGTCAATCACATCCGCCCCCTGAGGGGCATGGGCTACAAGCCCTCGTGCTGGCACCACCTCGACAACCTCGAAGTGCTGTGCACTCATTGCCATGATGCGGTCACCTTCATCCAACAGAGAGTGTGGTCATGATCCCCTTGACAGAGGACGGTACTTCTCGCTCGCCTGAGGCGGGGTTCGGCGTCACGGGTAGCGGCTAGTGTGGGAACTCCTATGAGCATCGCTACCGACGCCACCGACACCGCAAAGGCCCTCGTGACGGCTTCGCTGGTGGGAGACTTTCGAGCCTGCAAGACTCTGGTCCCCGAGGACCCCGAGGAAGCGGCCTACCTGATGATCGCCCTCTCCAAGTTGAGTGCCCAGACGATCACCTCTCTCGCCGAAGAACGGGGAGAGGAGCCGCTGGTCATGTGGCGAAACGCAATGTTGACTGCTGCAGGAAATCCCTGCTGAGAAAGGAACATCATGGCGCGAGCCAAGTATCTGGCCTGGATCGATCTTGAGACGACCGGGGTCAGCGAGCACAACGACCCCATCCTCGAAGTCGGCATGGTCATCACTGAGTCCAAGGCCCCCTTCACCGAACTTGGCGACTACGAGGCCGTGATCGAACCCAACCCGACGCGGTTCCCGAACTGGCGCGGGTTGATGGGTTCCTACGTCACGGAGATGCACACCAAGAACGGCCTGATCCACGACATCACCACGGGCGCCGCCAAGAGCGCCGCCAGGGTGGAGCAGGAGATGATCGCCGCCCTCTCGGAAGTTGGTCGCGAGCACCAGTTCATGATCGCCGGGTCGGGAGTCGGGCACTTCGATCGGAAGTTCCTGGCCACCCAGATGCCGGAGTTCTGCGGCTGGCTGCAGTACCCCAACCTCGATGTGGGTGTCATCCGACGCGCCTTCTCGTTCTGTGGGCGTGAGGATCTCGACGCCTTCGGGCAGACCTTCGCCACCAAGGACGACAAGCCCCATCGCGGTCTTGCCGACGTGCGCGACCATCTCAATGAGATGCGCGCCTACGCCGAGTTGTTCGACACGATCCCGCAGGGTGGCCTGGCCGATGGGTAAGGGGAAGCGAGCCGAAACGGAGCGCACTCCCAAACTCTCCCAAGAGGAGTGGAAGGACCACATCGTGGCCTTCTTGGAGTCCCGGCACTGCTCGACGTTCGGGAGGTCCATGCCTTCGGCTATGCCCGACGAGCGCGAGGACACCGCTGAGTGGTATGCCGAGATCATCGCGCGCGCTGGCCTCAAGAACTACGACTGATCATGCCGGTCATGGATGAGGAGGATCGAGAGCGCCCGGAAGGCGCCATCGAGACGAGCCTCTGGTGTAACGGGTGCATGCTGCCCTCCGCCTGCCGGTGGCCCGTGAAGGTCACGGCAGCCGGAACGGACCGGGTGATCGGCAACATGACTGTAGTGATCTGCGTAGATTGCGGGCGCCGGGTAGACGATGACGGGAATCCTGTCGGGTAGTCCTTCCCTCTGTAGAGGGAGTTAGATACGATGGCCCCCATGGCCGTCGCCTTGATCGCTCTCCTGATCTTCGTAGTCCTAGCGGGCATCGTTCTGTTCGCCGTCATCTTCCGCGCCGTGGAGCGCCACCACGAGATTCTCGATGAAGGCTGGGACCGGCCCCTCGGCGAACCTCCGGCGCCCTTGACGCCCGAGGACGAGGACATCTCAACCCCGACCCCCAAGAGGGCGATTGAGGAGTCCCAGGAGGTCGTGGAGTCCTTCCTGGCGGCCATCAACGCCCCAGAGGCCCCGGAGCCGCCCCAGGAGGCTCCTGAGCCGCCTGAGGACATCGTGACGGGGCCGATGGAGCGTGTGCCGTCGCTGCCGTTCAACCCGCCGAAGCCGGAGCAAGAGTTCGCCACCGGGGGCATCGCCGATCCCTCCGAGATCGACCTTGATCCTGAGCCGGTCATCGAAACGGTCATCCCAGAGCCGAAAGTGGACCTAGTGGCCCGGATCGCCAAGGATTCCGCAGGCAAGCCCCCCGGCGAGTTCAAGAAGTGGAACAAGCCGTGAGCCACAAGATCGCGGAGTCCCTCCTTCCTCTCGCTGTCCCGATCGCCGAGCCACAGTTGCTTGAAGGCAACCCTCGCGTTGGTGACATCGAGTCGGTTGCCAAGTCGCTGAATCGCTTTGGCCAGCGCAAGCCGCCACGGTGCTATCGTAGTGGTATGCCGATCTGCAAGACGTGCGAGCACGACCTCCCGGTAGAGGCCTTTGAGGCGGAGCCGAAGATGAAGTCGGGCCACCGCAACCACTGCCGGAAGTGCCGCAAGCGTCAGAAGTTGGACGCCTACTACCGCGACCGGGACCGTGTGCTCAAGGAGAAGCGGGAGAAGTACGCCGCCGACCCCACTGCTGAGCGAGAGCGCTGCCTGGCCTACTACCACGCCACTCGTGATGAACGGTTGAAGGTCAAGGCGAAGCACCGCCAAGAGAACCCCGAGCAGTACCGAGCGTGGAACCAAAGGCGTCGCGCCATGCGGGCTGGCAACGGCTTCGAGCCTTACGACCGCCTGGACATCTTCGAGCGTGACGGCTGGGTCTGTCAGTTGTGCCACAAGGGAGTAGACCCGACGCTGGAATGGCCTGACCCTATGGCTCGCTCAATCGACCACACCATCCCCGTTTCCAAGGGAGGCCCAGACGGGCCAGGGAACGTAAGGCTCACCCATCTTCACTGCAATCTGAGCCGCCACGACGGGAGGGGCGATGCCTGAGGGTCCCGACTACATCGCAGAGTCGCTGTGGCCGCTGTGCGTCCCAATCGCCGAGCCGCAGTTGCTTGAGGGCAACCCGCGCGTCGGCGACATCGAATCCGTAGCGAAGTCACTCAAGCGATTCAAGCAGCGCAAGCCAATTATCGTCCAGCGATCCACCAAGCAGGTCATCGCAGGCAATCACACCCTGCAAGCGGCACGCCGGTTGGGATGGACCCAGATCGCGGTCCTATGGACTGACGACGATGAGGCCACGGCCAAAGCCTTCGCTCTGGCGGACAACCGCACCGCCGAGTTGGGCACCTATGACGACGACGCCCTGGCGGCCATGATCGCTGATGTGCTCGAAGCCGATGAGGCACTTCTTGAGGATGCCTCCTACACGATGGACGACCTCGAAGCCCTCCTGGGTGAGACGGCCGCCCCTGAGGAGTTGGAGGAGGCTGGCGCTGAGGATGACGAGCCGCCAGGAGAGAATCCCCTGGCGGACCTCAAGCGCAAGGAAGATGGCCCCAAGCGGGCCACCCTGTCCCTGATGGATCGCTTCATGGTGTCGCCCTTCACCGTGCTCAACGCTCGCGAGGGCTGGTGGCAGGACCGCAAGAACACATGGATCGGCCTCGGACTCGAAGGTGAGTTGGGCCGCGACGACAAGCCCCGGACGTGGTACCTGGCCGCACCGCAACGCCATCACAATCCCGATCGGCCTTTCGTCGCTGAGGGAGCCGCCGAGGAGAGGAAGCGAGCCGACAATGAGTGACACCGAGGTCGAGTCCAACGACTCCGAACTCCTCTACGGCGACGGCGCTACTTCGATCTTTGACCCGGTGCTGTGCGAGATCGCCTACCGCTGGTTCTGCCCACCCAAGGGCCTGGTGCTCGACCCCTTCGCCGGAGGCTCGGTGCGCGGCATCGTGGCGGCCAAGTTGGGTCGTCGGTACATCGGTATCGACGTGCGGGCCAATCAGATCGAGGCCAACTACCAGCAGTCCAAGGAGTTGTTGACCGATGGCCTCGGGATCGTTCCCGACACCCCCGCCAACGACATGCCCAAGGTGACGCCGGTCGAGTTCTTGGAGGACCGCGGCATCTGGCTCAAGCGTGAGGACAAGTACGTCTACGCCGGGGTGCGCGGCGCCAAGGTTCGCACCTGCATGCACTTCATCGCCGAGGCGAAGGAGAAGGGCGTCGGGGTTGTCACCGCAGGTAGTCGTATGTCACCGCAGGTCAACTTCGTCGCGCAGATCGCCTACGAGATGGGGGTCAAGTGCCGGGTCCACGTCCCTTCCGGTCCGCTCACCTCTGAGTTGATCGCCGCTCGCGCCGCTGGCGCGGCCATCACTCAGCACGAGTACGGCTACAACTCCGTCATCATCGCTCGTGCCCGAGAGGACGCCCAGGAGCGAGGGTGGATCGAGGTCCCCTACGGCATGGAGTCCCAGGAGGCGGTGGACTACACCAAGCCCCAGGTGGTCAACATCCCCGACGGCGCCAAGCGCATCGTCAACGCCTGTGGCTCCGGCATGACCCTGGCGGGCATCCTTCACGGCCTGGTCGAGCAGGGCATCGACATCCCCGTCACTGCCGTCTGCGTGGGCAGCGTCCCTGAGGAGCGACTCGACCGTTGGGCGCCCGAGGGTTGGCGCGACATGGTGGAGTTGATCGATGAGGAGTCGGACTACCACGTCGCGGCGACCCGCACCGACCTTGATGGCGTCCTGCTCGACGCCTACTACGAGGCCAAGTGCCTACCGTACCTCCGTGAAGGCGACCTTCTGTGGGTCAGCGCCATCCGCCCTTCGGCTGTGCCGGTGATCGCCCCTGATCCCGTCTGGATCGAGGGTGACGGCATGGATGTGATGGAACTCACGGACGAGACGGCTGACATGATCTTCACCTGCCACCCTACGGGGACTATCATCTCTGGGGTGAACGGATTGACCCCCATCGAAGAAGTGCGAGAAGGCGACTCAGTGATTGCCCACTCCGGCAAGCCCCGAGTTGTGACCGAGACGTTCCAGTTCAACTACACGGGCAACCTGTTCACCTTCCACCGCGACTACGCCCCGATGCCGCTGATGGCCACGGCCGAGCACCCGCTTCTCGTGTGGCGGGACGGAGTGATGGAGTGGCGTAGGGCGGATGAGGTCCGGGTGGGCGACGCGTTGGTTGAGCCGGTCCCCGTAGAGCCGGACAAGGTTCTGGATGGTGAGACCATCTGGGAGTACGAGGAGCCGGAGCGCTCGTCTAATCGTGGCCGTCGGGCACAAGGAGCCAGGACGGCTTCCGCCACCAGTGATCTCTGTCGTCTCGTTGGGTACTACCTCGCCGAAGGCTCGTGTAGCAAGGGGGCGACTCAGTTCGCTTTCCACGCCGATGAGGTCGAGTATCACGATGATGTGATCCAGCGGTACAAGGCAACTTTCGGCGCCGAACTTGGCGCCCGTCTTGTCACCTGGGGGGAAGGCAAGCAGTCCTTCGTTGGGTGCAACGGTGTGGTCGGGGTGAACTTCTTCTCCGAGTCGTGTGGGCGCGGGGCCGCCAACAAGTCTTTCCCCGGATGGGTGTGGGGCTGCTCGGACGAACTTCTCGCCGAAGTTGTCATCGGCGCCTGGCGCGGGGACGGCTGGATCGAGAGGTCTGGCCGCATGGGGTTCGGCACCATCTCTCGTCAGTTGGCTGAGGACATGCGGCGTGCCCTGTTGCGTCTCGGCGTGATCGCTCGCGTTCGGTGCCGCGTGCAGCGTAAGTCGAACTACGCAACCGATCCAGCCCCCTTCTGGACCCTTGAGGTGCGTGGCATCCACGCCGACGCTCTGGCCTCACTCTTGGACGAGGAGATCAATACCCCACCTCACCGTCGCCCCGGTCGCGGCCCATGGATCGATAGGGGCTTCGCCCACTACAAGATCAGGTCTATCGACGTGGAAGCCGTGGATGCACTCCCGGTGTTCAACATCGAAGTAGACGAGGACCACTCCTACCTCGCCGAAGGCGTGGTGTCCCACAACTGCCCGCCCTACGGCGACTTGGAGGTCTACAGCGACGACCCTCGCGACCTCTCCACGATGGAGTACCCGGACTTCATCAAGGCGTTCGGTGAGATCATGGCGAACAGCGCCAAGCGTCTCGCCGACGATCGTTTCGCCGTCGTCGTGGTCGGGGACTTCCGCGACAAGAAGGGCTTCTACTACGGCTTCCCTGCCGACACGGTGAAGATCATGGAGGCGGCCGGGCTACGCCTCTACAACGAGGCCGTGCTCGTCACTCATGCCGCCAGCCTCCCCCTGCGAGCCGGTCGTCAATTCGACGCCACGCGTAAGTTGGGCAAGACCCACCAGAACCTCCTCACCTTCGTGAAGGGCGACCCGCGCAAGGCAACCAGGGCGTGCGGCCCCGTCATGGCGATGGACTTCTCGGAAGGAACATCCGATGACTGAATCTCTCCTCGACAAGATCGTCAGGGTAAACGTCGATCTCATCGAGCAGTACCCCGGCAACCCTCGGGTTGGCGACATCGAGGCCATCATGGAGTCGCTGGCGGAGAACCAGCAGTTCGCCCCGATCGTGGTCCAGCAGTCCACCGGGTACATCGTCTCGGGCAACCACACCTACCGCGCCGCATGCGAACTCGGCTGGGACGAGATCGATGTGGTCTACGTCGATGTGGACGACATCCAAGCCAAGCGCATCCTGCTGGCGGCCAACAAGATCGCCGACCGCGGCACCTACGACGAGCGCCTGCTGGCTGACCTCCTCTCGGACATCTTGGACGAGAGCGACGCCCTACTCGAAGGGACCGGCTACACCACCGACGAGGTGGATGATCTCCTGGCGGCCTCCACCGCTTTCGAGTTGCCCGCCGATGAGGGGGTCGAGGACGTGGGCCTCGCTGCCTCCGTGCTCGACAAGATCATGCCGGGGGGCGATGACATCGAGGACGAGTCGGACGACCTCATCGAATCATCAAGCCCGGCCCCCATCACCGACACCATCGGCTCCGAGCCTGTGGAGTTCGTGATCTTCCGCTTCGGCGAGTTGCGGGCCAAGGTGCCGCGGCCCTCCTACGAGCGGTTCGTCCGGGGCTTCTTGAAGGAGCACTCTGGGGACCTGGCGCTCGCCGGTGTCTCGGCCGCCGTGAAGTTGGGCCTCGATTCAGAGGCCGTGGAACCTGCCGTGGCCCAGGGGGCCGAACGCTGGCTTTAGCGTCACAGCCGTGCCGTAACATGGGGTGATGGACAAGGAGCCGATGAGCGCGTCCGACGCCCACCGCGTCGAGATCATGGAGGGCGTTCTGGACGCCGTGCTCAAGGGCGACGTGGAGTCCTTCAAGGCGCTCAACGCCGAGTGGGAGCGCATCGACCCCCTGGGGGACGACGGCCCGCACATCCGCTTCGGCGACTTTGGGGCCATGGAGCAGTACCTCGAAACGGGGTTCTGTTATCACTGCCAGGAGTCATGGCAGGTCGGTGGTGTCCGCTTCGGCAAGGCCATCCCCGGCCTGACCCAGATGATCCACATGCAGATGGAGTGCACCAACTCCGGCGACTGCACCTGCTGGGTTGGCCCCGACGAGGGCGTGGATGAGGGCCACCCATTCGGATGGCCCAACTGCCAGCGGTGTGGGCGCGCCGATCCAATCTGCGAGTGCGACGGCGAGCCTTCCTACGGCCCGTGCGCTCTCGTCTGGAAGTCCGACGTCACACCCTCCGAGTAACCTGTAGAACAGGCTCGACTCCCGTCAGGGGGATGTGCTATTATCGGTCTACCACGACGAAAGGACCAAACACATGAGCCAGATTTCAATGGGATTCGATCGACACGTCGCCCCGCCAACAACGGAGGCCCCGCAGATCGCTCTGCGCCCCTACCAAGAAGAAGCCCTCGGGCACATCTCTGACGCAGCGGATCGCGGAGTCAGAAGCCAACTCGGGGTCGCTGCCACCGGCCTGGGTAAGCAGGCCCCTCTGGACGAGCCGGTTCTCACCCCGGCCGGGTGGGCCACCATGGGTGACCTGCAGCCTGGCGATGAGGTCATCGGGGTGGACGGCAAGCCCGTGGTGGTGGAGTCGATCCACCCCCAGGGGATTCAGCCCGTCGTGCGGGTGACCTTCCGAGACGGATCGTGGACCCGTTGTGGACCCGAGCACCTGTGGACCACGCGCTCGAAGCACGACAAGTACCGGGATCGCCCGTGGCGCACCGTCACGGCCGCCGAACTGCAGCCTGGCTGGCACATCCCCGTGGTGGAGCCGGTGCACCTCGATGATGTTCCTCTCCCGATCGACCCCTACACCCTCGGGGCCATCCTGGGGGATGGGTCGATCTCGTCGTGGGGGCCGACCATCTGCACCGACACCGAGATCATCGACCATCTCGGTTGGCCCGTGGATCGACCCCATGAGACCAGCCCCTACACCTCCTACAGCAAGATTCCCAAGCGGATAGTGGCGGCCCTCGACTCGATGGGCCTCCTGGGAAGCCGGTCGTGGGAGAAGCACGTCCCGGCGATCTACCTGCTGGGTTCGCCCGGCCAGCGCCTCGCACTCCTGCGTGGCCTCATGGACACCGATGGCTGCACCATGAGGAACGGCGGGGCGGAGTTTGCGTCAGCAAGCAAGGCGCTCGTGGAGGCGGTCGCGGAGTTGACTCGCAGCCTCGGCGGTATCGCCCGGAACATCACCAGCCGCACCCCCACCTACACCTACCGGGGGGAGCGTAAGCAGGGGCGCACCTCTTGGCGAGTCAACGTCAAGTTGCCTGCCGACATGTGCCCCTTCCGTCTCCCCCGCAAGACTGCCACCTGGGTCGCCCCCACCAAGTACGACCCGGCCAAGATCGTCGCTTCCGTGGAGCCAGACGGCCCCGATGTCGAGCAGGTGTGCATCAAGGTCGCCAACCCCGACGGCCTCTACGTCACGCGTGGCTACATCGTCACTCACAACACCATCATGTTCTCGTCTCTGGCCCAGCGCATGGGAGTGCCGACCCTGATCCTCGCCCATCGCGACGAGTTGATCACTCAGGCCGCCGACAAGATGCTGCAGGTCTGGCCGGGAGCCGACATCGGCGTGGTCAAGGCTGAGCGCAACGAGGTTGACCATCAGGTCGTCGTGGCCTCAGTCCAGACACTCGCTCGGGCCAAGCGCCGTGAGCAGTTGCCAGCCGACAGGTTCGGCCTCGTCGTGATCGATGAGGCGCACCACGCCAAGGCCATCTCCTACCTCAACATCATCGAGCACCTCGGTGCCGGGAGCGAGGATGGCCCACTGCTGGTCGGCGTCACCGCCACGCCAGACCGCGGCGACGGCAAGGGCCTCAACGACGTGTTCGATGAGATCACGTTCACCTACGACATGCTCTGGGGCATCCGCTCGGGCTATCTCTCCGACCTCCGAGGCATGCGCGTCACCCTCGACGCCGACTTCTCCAAGGTCAAGAAGGTGCGGGGCGACTACGACACCGGACAGTCGGGCCAGATGCTTCATGACGCCGACGCCCCTTCCTTGATCGCCGACGCCTGGCTCAAGTACGCCAGCGAGCGCAAGACCCTGGTGTTCACTCCCACGGTCGCCACCGCCCAAGAGTGCCGTGACGAACTCCGCGAGCGCGGTGTCGTCGCCGAGATGGTGTCGGGTGAGACTCCGATCGATGAGCGTCGCGACATCCTCTCCCGCTACGCCGCGGGCGACGTGCGTGTCATCGCCAACTGTGCCGTTCTGACCGAGGGGTTCGATGACCCCGACACCTCCTGCATCGTGGTGGCCCGTCCCACGCGCAGCCGGGCGCTCTACACCCAGATGATCGGGCGCGGCACTCGCCGCCACCCCGGCAAGACCGACTGCCTCGTCATGGATGTGGTGGGCGCCTCCGCCGAGCACTCGCTCGTGACCGTCCCCTCCCTGTTCGGCATCAAGAAGCAGGACCCCTTCGAGAAGGGTGAGATGCCTGTAACCGAGGCCATGGACGAGCAGGTCGAGGAGGAGATCAAGGAAGGCAAGTTGAAGGCCGCCGAGGCCGACCTGTTCCGCAAGGTTCTTGAGTCGCCGATGGCGTGGATCACTTACAACAACGCCAACGCTCAGACCTGCTACCAGATCAGCCTGGGCGACCGCGAGGTGGGCAGCGTGGTGATCGAACCGATCGCCGTGGAGCCTGAGGTCGAGGCCGAGCACGGCCGCCGCTACCACTCCTACCTGCAGTGGGAGGACGGCTACGTCCCGGCCGACCAGGGTGCGACCAAGCGTCCCGACGGGTCGGGCTTCCGCACTCTCATCAACAACGTGGACCTTGAGATGGCTCAGGGTGTCGGCGAGGACTTCGTTCGCAAGAACGGGGCCGCCGCCCTCACTGACCGCAACGCTGCATGGCGCAAGCGGAAGCCGACGGAGAAGCAGATCGGTGCCGCTGAGAAGTGGCGCATGCAGATCGATCCCGAGTGGACGGCTGGCGAACTGAGCGACGCCCTGTCTGCCCACATCGCCGCCAAGAAGGCTCGCTCACGGAACCGGCCCGCCTGGGCCGCCAAGAAAGGAAAGCGATGAAGTTCACCGCAGACGCATCGGCCATCAAGAAGGCCCTCGATCTCATCAGGCCCGGAGAGTCGGGCAACTACCGCTTCGCCATGCCCCACACGGGCGGCGTCCAGATCGAGGCCCGCGGCAAGGGGGTCATCAAGTTGACCACCACTGACCTGCGCGACCGCTGGGAATCCATCAAGGTGAAGGGCCAGCAGGTGGAGTCCACCGGCTCGGTCGTCATCCCGTTCACCCGCTTCAAGCGCCTCATGGGCGCCATGAAGGACGAAGCCATCGAGGCCGAGATGGTCGAGGGGGTCCTGCGGATCACCTCCGGCAAGACGACCCTCACCATCAAGCCCTCCACCACCGAGAAGATGCCCTCGGCCCCCCTCAAGGGTGTCTCGGCCGCCGAGGTGCGGCTGCACGGTGGGGCGCTCAACGAGGCCCTCCTGTTCGCCTCGAAGGACGAGCACCGCCCCGTGCTGCACTCCGTGTTCTACGACGGCGGCTCCTACGTCTCGACGGACTCCTACCGCCTGTCGATGGTCGAGGTCCCCGAGCACGCCTGGGACGGCGAGTTCCTGATCCCGCGGCCCGCGGCTGAGGCCATGTGTCGCCTGGGGGACCCCAAGTTCTTCACCGCGTGGACCGACCAGACCCACATGTGGACCGACCACGGTGACGCCCAGGTGGTCTGCCGCCTGCGCGATGGGAACTTTCCTGGCTACAAGAGCCTGATCCCCGACGGCAAGCCTTCCGGGGCCAAGATCACTGAGGAACTGCGTGACGCTGCCCTCAAGATCCACCGGCTCTCCAAGGCCCTCGGCCGCAACAAGTGGTCCTGGGACACCCCGGTGAAGATCACCCAGGTGGATTCCACGACCGTCATGCTCGCCATGAACAGCGACGAGAGCACCATCGAGATCAAGGCCCTTGGCCACATCGAACATGAGGTCGGATTCAACCCGCAGTTCCTCGCTGACTTCTTCGAGGGCACCAACGTGGACTCGATGTTCGGCCAGGACTCCCTCAAGCCTTGGGGGATCGAGGAGGCGGCCGACTACTGCGCCGGTGCCTCTCGGATGCGGCTCCTGATGCCCGTCCACACCCGCTGACGACCCCGCTCAACATCGCAGGTCGTAGACATCACACCTCGGTTACGCTGGCTTCATGTCGGTGTGCCTGAGGTGTGATGGCTGCTCCAAGGCAGTCTCCGAGCATGACGAGGACTTCCAGACGTGGTGGCGCCTCACGCGCTACGGCGCCGATTGGATCGAGGAGCCTGGCGCCCCGGCAAGCCAGATGCCGATGGTGTCCATGCACTCAGTGTTCTTCACCGGCCAGGGCATGGTCGAAATGGACTCGATGCCCGAGTTCGAGGATGGCGACGAGGCCATCGAGGTGGAGTTTGACTCCGAACCCCCGATGGCCGTCGTGCACTTCTGCTCGTCTGCGTGCTTGGCTCAGTGGGCTGGACAGGCGGCTGCGCTGGAAACGTGATCAACCCCCCGCCACGGCGCCGCAAGTGCTGCGCCCAGGGTCAGACTCTCCGTAGGGGGCGGAGATCAGGGCATCGCCACGACAACCGCCACGAGAAGCAGCCTCGCCCTACTCGGCCCCAAGGTAAGGGTCAATCCGCTTCGACGTAGCGGGCGATGCCGATGGAGTAGGTCTGGACCCCGGCGTCGCGGTTCTTCTTGAGACGGTGGCCGTTGAAGTTCGACAGTTCGTACTCGCTGGCCTTCCAGCCGTCGGCGCTGTAGGTGGCCTCGACGTGCTCGCGCACGGCGTCGAGCATGGGCTGACCCCAGCCGGGGCCGCCATCGAGCGGGAACTCGACCTTGACGGTCTTGTTCTCGCGCCGGAGGCCCACGAGTTCGAGGCCCCGGAGTTCGAGGGGGATCTCGCCCACCTCGGTGTTGCCGCCGACCATGATGGCGTACTGCTCCATGGTCATCTTGGCCTCGAAGAACAAGGTGCCGGAGCGCTCGTCGGTGACTCGCAACTCGAAGCAGTCGATGCTGTCGTTGTTGCGAACCATAACGAGCCGGATTCTTGCGGTGGTGTTGAGACTCTCCTTGGGGATCATGGTGTGTCCTTTCATCGGTGTCGATTACGTTCTGCAGCACCTTACCATGTACCTGTGACGCTATATTGTCCGCATGAGGTAAGATGCCCGCATGGCCGAAGGTGGACACCCCTCCAAGTTCAATGAGGATCGAGCCGAGAAGTTGCTGCAGGCCGTTCGCGGTGGCAACTACTTGGAGACGGCGGCGCGCTATGCGGGCCTCTCCTACAGCACGCTCCGTCGCTGGATTCTCAAGGCCGACGACCCCGACGCCCCACCTGAGTACGTCGAGTTCAAGGAAGCCTTGGAGAAGGCCCGAGCCGACGCCGAGGTGGCCTCGCTTGCCAAGATCCAGAAGGCCGCGGGCGAAGGTGCCTGGCAGGCGTCCGCCTGGTATCTGGAACGCTCTTGGCCCGAACGATGGGGGCGCCGAGACACCAACCGGGTCGAGTTGGTCGGTGAGGGCGGTGGGCCTGTGAAGGTAGTCGCTGGGATCGAACTCGATGACGCGTCCATGGTCGCCCTGGCTCAGCGCCTCGCCACTCGAAACCAACAGGACCAGAAGGAAATCGAGGACGCCGAGATCATCGATGAGTACCGGGCCGAGTTGGAGGCTGGCGAACCTCTTGCGGTCCCCGACGACATCTCTGACCTCGATGACGACGACCCCTGGCAGGATCGGACCTGATGGCCGAGGCGGGTGACGGCTTCGTCGTCATCTCTGAGGAGTTGCTGGCCAAGGCTAGCCCCGAGGAGCGCGAGGCGTACTACCAGTACCTCTTGGCCCGTGTGGTCGAGGCCGACCTGTGGCAGCCATGGATCAACATGTTCTTCCCGGCCGCCGCCGACCGGCCGATGTCGGAAGGCCACCAGAAGTTCTGGGATTGGGTCTGGGAAGTTGAGCCAGCCAAGCGCCCGCGTCCATGGGTGTCGATCTGGCCAAGAGGGCATGGTAAGCGCCTAACGGATTCGACAGAGGTCCTGACCGTTAACGGATGGAAGCGTCACGGTGACCTTCAAGTGGGCGACATGGTGTACGGGCCGGACGGCGAATCGACTTCCGTGACCTGGGTTGGCCCAAGGACTGAACGACCCCTCTATCGAGTCACCCTCAGTGACGGGACTTGGCTGGATGCTGACCCGGAACACGAGTGGACCGTTCTGGATCGCAGTCCCCGCAAGTGGCGCACGATGGAAACCCAGCAGATCGCCGCTCAGGCGTTCTTCACTGGTGGGCGCGGGCGCTTCATGATGCCGCACCGCGATGCGTTGCAAGGGCCAGACCGCGAGTTCACCATCTCGCCATATCTCCTTGGGTATTGGCTCGGTGATGGCAACTCTCAGACCGGGGTATTGGCGGCGGGGGCCTCAAGCGATTCGGACGAAATCGCAGCGATTGTTGAATCGTTCGGCGAAGTGATCAAGAACAGGTATGTCCAACAGAACACGGGCTGCAACTACATCTTGGTCGAGGGGCTTCGGCGTCGCCTGGACGCAGCCCGGTTGCTGGGCAACAAGCATATCCCTGACGAATATTTCACCTGTTCCGAGCGCCAACGACGAGAACTTCTTGCTGGCTTGGTCGATTCTGACGGTCACGTTGACCGGCGTCGCGGGCGTGTTCGGTACGTCTCCCATTCTGAGTCACTTGCTCGATCCGTGCAGACCCTTGCTAGGACCCTTGGATACAACGCTCGGCTCTGGACCGAGGAAGATGATCGAGAGCCGCACCCCGTCACCGACCTCAACGGAGACGTGACCATGGTCCCCACCAGTGGCGTGCGATGGGTGGCCTCGTGGACCCCCCACGATGGCCTGGGGCACGGGTTGCTACGACGTAAGTGTGTCCCCACGTTTGGACGCCGGGAACAGGTGGCGATCATTTCCATCGCCCCGGTGGCCAGCGAATCTGGGCGCTGTATCGAGGTGACCAGGGGTGATGGCCTCTACCTCGCTGGACGCGATCTCATCCCCACCCATAACTCAACCTCCGCCGAGTTGGCGGTGGTCGCCGTCGCCGCCCGCAAGAAGCGCAAGTACGGCATCTACGTCTCTGAGACTCAGGACCAGGCGGACGACCACGTTGCCAACGTCGCGGCCATGCTCGAATCCGACACCATCGAGATGGCCTACCCGGAACTCGGCGAGCGCCTCATGGGCAAGTTCGGCACGTCCAAGGGCTGGCGCCGCAACCGTATCCGCACCAAGACCGGGTTCACCCTCGACGCCATGGGCCTCGACTCTGCTGCTCGTGGTGTGAAGTTGGAGGACCAGCGCCCCGACTTCATGGTGTTCGATGACATCGACGGCGAGTTGGATACGGACGAGCGTGTCGAGAAGAAGATCAAGACCATCACCCGCAAGTTGCTCCCCGCCGGTGCTCAGGACTGCGCCATCTTGAT